ATCTGTTTCTTTTCTGTTGTCGATTCTGCGTGTTGTTTTATCTCATGATTTTAGTGCGTAGTTTTGTTCATAATTTAAGCGCGTAGATTTCTTTCTGTTTTGTGTTGTTCGGTGTGTCGTGTTTGTGGTGTGGTATACTGTAGTTGTTCGGTTAAGGAAAGGAAAAAAAATGGCGGTTGTTAATTCTTTCATGACTGTTGGCCATGCTGATGGTACTGTCGATATTGTTGTGGTGACTGTTGGTGGGCGGCGGTATGTGGTGCGTAATGCTGATTTGTTGGGGTGGTTGTATCTTAATGCTGGGTTGTTTGGTTTGTCTTATTGATGTTGTTGAAAAAGATGCTTTCGCGGCTGGCGGGATAGGTTAATTCAGAGAGATATGGGAAAGCCCCTCTTGGCATGATGCTGAGAGGGGCTTTTGAGTCTCAAGTCTCAAGTGGTAATCAGTTTTGGCGTAGTGGGTTGTATGCTACTCCGAACCCGCCGGCGATGATGCCGGCCGCGGTGCTGATGAATCCGCCGATGTCGGCATGTCCGAAGGTCATGAGGCCCAAGCCGGCCACGGATGCGGTCAAAGCGATGATGTAGATGATGGTGCGCACGGTATCGCTGAAGATTGGCGTGTAGCCGTCTGCGTGCTTGGCCTTGTCTACGTCCGCGCTCCAAGCGTTGAGCACTTTGTCCATGTCGGTGTTGGATAGTTTTGTGACGTTCGGCGTAGTGTCCGTCGTTGGGTCGATTACCGTGTTGGTGGCGATAAAACCGCCGACGCTGGTCACGGTGGCGGTGTTGCCGACGCTGGTCACGGTGGCGGTGTTGCCGACGCTGGTCACGTCGGCGGTATTAGTGTTCTGGTTTGTCATAATTCCTTCTTTCGTTTACTTCAAGGCTTCTTCGAGTCGGGTGGCCCATGGCGCGGTCTTGCTTCCCAGAGCGAAGCATGGCAAGGTGCGCCCGCACTGGTTGGCAATCATTTGTAGGGCCTTGACTTGGTCTGGGTGGGTCAGCGTATGGAGACGCTGGCCGTCAAAATAAACCAAACGGTTTTCTCCATTGGGCTGGATAATACACTGCATCATATCCTCCTCATCAGTGTTTTGTAATAGTTGGTTTGCTTTGCTGATTACATAGTTGACGTCAAGGCCATTAATGGCCTTGTCGGGGCATCCGTAGTGGTCGGTGCCGGGTATCTCGCGGTGTAGCCACACGTTGCCGTTGAGTCCGTCATGCCACAGCCGCCTCCAGCCTTGACGGCGTGCGATATCGGCGCATAGGCGGGCTGAAGCGTCCATGCACGCGCGCGTGCAGGGCACGCCGGTCGTGCCGCCTTGGTGTTCGATGCTTACGGTGCTGTTATTGCTCGCATAGTTTGCGTCGCTCCAACTGCCGTTACTCTCGCTCACATACTGGTGTATTTCGCCGTTGCCTCCGATGCCGTAGTGGGCTGAAGCGCCTCCGGCGCGTTGAAAAACGCTGTCGGTGCCAGCGAGGGTGCCGACCATGATATGCAGGGTGATGTGGCTTATGGCGTAGCCGTTGCGCCCGTTGTAGTGATTGGGGGACCCTATCCATGTAATGCCGTTCATGGTTACTCCCTAACCTTCTTCCTTGCCATTACTTTCTTTCTTATCGACTTTGAAAATATTGAGAATATTTGATTTGGATAGTTCGGGGTTGATTTTCGCGCAGTTTTCCATGATTGACGTGATTTCAATCAGACAAATACCCGCACATACTGGTATGAATACGGGTAATTCGATTCCAAGATTGATGTAGTCCGAACCGTATTCCACGATTAATGCAACGCAAATTACTGCTAGATAAGCGAATTTATGGCCAAGACCTTGCCTCATTCTTTCACTGGACAATTCGCCGTGCATGATTGCGTTTACTACGCCGGTCACGTAATCGATGACCACCAACATAAACACAATGCCAATGATGATTAATTCGTGCATTGTCATGAATATTCCTTACTTTCTTACACCTGATTGTTGTAGCAAGCCGCCAAGAATCATACTGAATTCTGCTTTTATTTGCGGTGTTTCAAAACGTAACCGTCCAACGCGATATGCGTTCAGTACTTTCTGCGTCATGTCATCGGAACGTTTGAGCATGATGCAATCATTATCGACTAGTCGGTAATCAAACGTAAAATCCCTAGTGATTCTCGGCTGTTTTTTGGTAATGATATATAGTACCTCGTCGGTGTCGCTTAATTGTTGATATACGTTGAAAATACCGTATTCAGTGGTCCTCAATGTGAACGCATAGCCGGCGTCGTTAAAATCACTGATAAGGGTATTGGCGTTATCCCTAAAATCATTATTGATTGCATAATTCGCATAATTTTCGTCATATTTGCGTAGGAACGTGCCGAATTTGGATGTGGCCACCTTGGCGCTGAACCCGCCATAATCAGCTAATTCCACCACGATAAAGCCATCGCAATACCGTTGGTATTGCGTGTGATTATCCATTTGCGGCTTAAGATTGATGTTGAATGCGCTGAAATACGGGTTAGCGAGGGTCACGGCGTTACTGCACATGATGACACGAACCCTATCATTCCACCGGTCAACGGTATTGTAGAATTCCTCAAGCGCCGTAACCTCTCCTCCAAGGTAACGCATGTTGTCGGGAAAAATCTCGTCAAAAACTATCGTTCGCACCTTGGGGTATGCAACTGATTTGACTTGTCCGGCCTGACTGAGGGCAATAAAATAGCCCATTATATGCCATGTTGGGCGTGTCTTGCCGTGCTTGTCCGTGGTGGCGTCCCTATCATCTAGCCAGTGACATTCGGCCTGATTCCCCGACACGCGGAACTCCAATTCCGGGTATCGCTCCGCGATGTCCGCAAACCACGTGCCCTTGTTTTTCTGTTCCTCCGCCGTCCGGCGTAGATAGATGAACTGCCACCGTTTTTTAATCCAGTCGCCGATGACCAGTTTTTTGGCACCGTAGGTTTTGCCGAGGCCGCGAGCGCCGATGACGAACATCCAAGGCGCGTGATAGGATAATACGCGCCCATAATCGTAATAATCGCCCTCACCTAGTAGCCTTTCCATAATATCCATTATATCATACGATAGTGACGGACCGGTAGATATACCGGTCCGTCGTTGTGTCAGAAGTTCGGCGGCGCGCTGGTGCCATCCCATACATTCAGGAGCGAATAGGCGGTATTGTAGCGTGTCCCGTATGGTCCGAACGGGGATGTATTGAGGATATTATTATACAGTTGTGCAAGTGATGAAGAATGCGGCACGTTCAGCGCGCCTGCCGGGCTTTGGTGATAAGCGCAAGTCCACAGTATCTGCATTTTCGCATCATCATACGTCTGCGGGTAGCTCTTGTAATCCTGTGCGAACTGATTACGCTGGCCTTGCCGTGATTCCGTGCGCCGCGCCCACGTCCGGAATGCCGCAACCTCGCTGCCGGTCATCGCTCTATCGAAGGTGCCGCCTGATTCCATGAGCGCGGCGATACTCGGCGCGGCGGCGGCAAACGCCTCATACCCCACAGCGTCCACCGCCCTCATCGCGTTCAGGACCCGCAAGCGGCGTCCGAAACTCCATTGCGCGATGCCGATACCCTGATTGTTTGATTCGACCGCATCCCAGCGTAATGATGATTCAACGGTACCGATGACATAGAGCGCGTATGAGCTTTTCCCGTCGCCCACGCTTGGCGTGCCTTGTCCCCGGTCGGCGTCCGGCTGACCTGTGCCGCCGCGATACACCCAAGTCTGGGCGCTTGCCTTATAGAAAACGGCCTGCGATGATGTCGTACCCGAGCCGCTATGATATACGAGATTGTCGCCCTGTAGTTGAATCCACGCGGAGATATCGCCGTCCACGTTCACCCCCGGATTATTGCCGCCAGTCGGATTATCGCCGGATTCCGGCGGTTCCGGTAATGCCGTTGGATGCAGATAACCGAGCAGCTGCGAACCCCTCATAAGCGGTAAGGTTTGGTGTACGGCGGGCGTCGGGTTTTGCGTCAACACGTCGATACCATCCCCGTGGATGCCACCCCATACAATGGCTACGTGACTGCCGGGGTAGTTTTGACTGCCGAACTTCCAGAACACGACATCGCCCATGCCGGGTGTATAATTGGCGTCCTTTTTCTCGAAAACGCGCCCCACGGCGGATGTGGTGGGGAACATGGTGTAATTGCCGTCCGCGTAGCCTGTCGGGGTGATGCAATCGCCTAACGACAGATTGTAATTGTCCATGCAGTACTTTGCCCATAAGTCCCAACATTGGGCACCGTAAGCCCCGTCCATGTCCCAATATTGGTTCTGGGTTCGCTCCAGCCATGCCTGTACGTCTACCATGATATTAGTATACCCCGTCCGGCGTACCGGACGGGGTATGTTTCACATGGAACATGAGGATTCCAGATATTATCCATAAATAATACTATACCCCACGACGGTAAGCCGTGGGGTATGGGGGTCAGTGAGTATTGTCAGAGAGAGACAAAATATGTCAACATTCCCGACATACCCAGATTTGCCTGCGTTATGGGGTTCGGGCCCACTTGGTCTACGTACGGGTATCCTTCGGAGTTGATGCCGTAAAGAATATGTGCCGGCAAGGTATTCCCCGCCCCGACGAAAACAGCAAGCAGTTGCCTAAGCTCTCCGGCTGGCCTGTATTGTGGTGGCACGGGCTGCTCTGCCGAATTTAGGCCCTTGCTCCAATTTGACGCCGAGCCGGTTATGGTAAAACGCAGTAAGACAAGCTTTGCGATGGGAGAGTAGTAGGCGTGGTAGTCAACCGTTGTTCCGTAGACGCTATCGATAGAATGATATACATCGATAGGGTCGACTCCATTTTTCTTCAGCGACTCTAAAGACGAGTTTACTGTCGATATGCTGGAGGCGTTGGAGCTAATCCGGTTGTTAAGCGCTTGTGCGGTCCCCGCATATCCGCCCTGCTTGGTGAACGTCGTATCGGACTGCGCTTTGGTGTACACGTTCGCCGCATCCGCCTTGCCGCCCACGGTATCAGACAGCGTGGACACCGTGCCCTGCAATGCCGTCAACGCCGTGTTTTCCGCCTTGCCGTTGATGGTGGACATCAGGTTTCGCGCCGTGGGTACCGACGTGACACCGAGCACGTTGAAGTACGATTCCTGTTTGTCAATGTCGGTCTTGTTGTCCTGTGCAAGCTGTGCCGCGTTGTCGGCGGTTTTCTTTGCCTGCTGTGCCGCCGTGTTTGCATTGTTCGCCGCCGCCGTCGCCGTGGTGGTGTTGGTTGCGTTGGTGTACATTTGATTGTCGATTTTCGTCATGGCGTCGGTGAAGTCACCGCGCCATGACGGGCGGTCGTTCGGGTTGTCGCCAAACGTAGGCAGATTATAATGCCCGGTATGCTGTGTGGTTGACATTGGTTTCTCCTTTTTTACTGTTATTTAGCAGAGCCGACTCGGACGATGCCGTTCGCGTCCTTGTACATGGAATCAAGCTCGGTCGCCGTCAATCCGAGCGTGCCGGGTTGCGCGGCGGTTTTATCGGCCTTGCCCGCAAGTCCCGAGGTGAGGGCGGAGGTGGTGGCGAAACCGCTCACGTCCGGGATATCGGTTTTCTTGGCGACGGTGGTCGCCACGCCAAGAGGGGAGTCACTGGTACCGTTGCCGGTGAGGTCTGTGGTGTGATTCACGGTCTTGAGGCCGCCCGCTGCGGCCGACGCGATGTCATCCGCGTTTTTCTTGAGCTGGGTGTCGATTTTCTTCATGTCGCTGTTGTAGTCACCGAGCCATGTGGGACGGTCGGTGCCGGCGAACTGTGAGAGATTATAGTTTCCGGTATGCTTGCTTGCGGTCATGATGGTTACTCTTTCCTGTCGAAATTGTCGGCGGTCGGGTTGCGTTCGACATAGCGCGCATCGGCTTCGGATTGCGTGATGTACGCCATGTCGGCGGGCGGATTCTCGGGCATGGATTTCCCGTAGGGGAATTGGGTTCGGCCCGGAAAGTCGCCGGGCATGCAATTGTCCACGGCGGTTGCCTTCAGGTCATATTCGCGTGCCTTGAGCGATAGGCCGTCGTACTCCTGCGCGGTCAATTGCATGTTATCATAGTCGCCCCAGAACAGTCCGTGGTTGCGCGCATTGTCGTACATGCCGCCAAGCACGTCCCCGAGCGGCTGTGTGGTGCCGTACACCGGGGAGGTTGCCACGCCCTGTTGTTCCATCTCATGGATCAGGGCCAGCATTTCCGCGCGCAGGTCGGACATGGCCTTGTTGATTTGCGCCACGGTGTCCGCAAGTGCCTTGTCCACGGATGCCGCGAGGTCGGTGGTGGTCTCTTCCAGCTTGCTCAAATCGCATTGGAGGGTATCGAGATTATGGCGTAGGCATTCAATCAACTGCAACGTGGTCAGCCCATCCCGATACGTGAAAGGAACCGACGTGGGCACCCCGTCAAACAAGCGTTGCCGTGGAATCAGCGCGTTAATGGCAACCATGCTTACTCCCATTCTCCATAGTCATGGCAGTTACTGAAAATTGTATCATAAGACCCCCACACCTGCATGAAACATGGTTCGAGGCTTCGCACGATTTCCATGTCCACATTGATAATCGCCTGTCGGTACTCCTGTATCAGGCTCATGGCGGACTGGGAGCGGCCCAACGTGTGGGATTTGGTGCTCCCATCTGTAGCGTCGTGTTGCCATTCCGTGCTGGATGTACTATGGGACTGAGAAGAGGTATCTTGCGTGCTATGGCTACTGCCGTCCGTATCCGCTTGCGCCTGATTGGCATGAGTCGCGTATCGAGCAAAATCACCTTGCACGCCGGTTGCGGGCACTTCCGAGTCGTAAGACTGGGACTTGGTGCTACTTGAGCTGGTGCCGTCCGAAGAGCTTCGGGTCGCACTATCCTGAGAGGCGCTGGTTTTGCCGCTGGACTGGGCTACAGTATTAGACAGGCTTTCACTGGCCATTTCCACAGTGACCAATGGGTCATATTTCAACGCTAGCGTTCTGTAGCGCTCATTAAAATATGGCATGATTTCCGCCATCGTCATCCCCAAGTAGAAGACGAATTGTTGCGCGGTTTCCTGACCAATCTCCCTAAGCGCGTAATGGCGAATGATTTTCTTGTTCAATTCGGCGCGGTGAGATTCGTCGTAAATCGGGTAATAGTCGGCGCTGAGATGCAGTTCGGCGTCCGTGTCGTATCCGAACGCAATGAGATTGCCCAATGTTTCCGTGTATTCGCCGGGCGTTGCCATCGCATAGGCGCTGAAATCCTGTGTCATTACAATACACCTCCGATACCCGCGTCGTATGACGCGGGCATGTCGATATCAGTTGTACCGCTGGCGCTGGAATCCAGCGCGTTGGGCACTCCGGAGCTTTGCGCGTCCGCATACTCCACCCACACGTTCAGTTGCGGCCACGATCGGTTGATTTCGGTCGCCGCCGCTTGCCGCGCCTTGAGAAAACTCAAACGAAACACGTCCACCTTTTCATTGGCTTGCGCCACCTCGTCGGAGATGAGCCGTTCTTTTTTCTCGGTGCCGCTGGATTGGATGCCCAAGTAGCCCAATACCTCGTTAGTTACCTGCGCTTTCTGCTGGACGAACTTATCCAACAGGTAAGGTGTTGTGTTCGGCCACGGCTGGAACATGCTACCGGGGTCCAGCGAATCGTATCCGATAATATAGTCCTGACCATCCTGCCGCTGTTGCAACATGTTCTGCACGGTGAGCTTGGTACGCGGGTCGGCGGTGATGATGGTGGGAAGTTTCAGGCTCTCCAGATTCACGTCATACGCTTTGTCAATGTCGGCAAGGCGTCTCGCATACTGCCATAAGATATCTTTAAATGACATGCGCATGCGATTATCCCAAATCGGGATGCATTCATGGCCCGCCTTGAGCTGCTTGTAATGGTAGTTGACGCCCACCGGCTCGAAGCACGTCGGATTATTGTAGACGTTCAATCGGCCTTGATATCCGGCCTGTGTCACGAGGAACCGGCCTATACGTTTGTCCTCGAAAAACAACGCGCACCCGTATTCACACAGACACATTTCCAGCCATCGCTCATCCACGGTCGGCGGCAGCCCCCGCCAACTGAACCGGTTCAAAGCCAGTTCAGTCAACAGGTGATAGTACATTGCGTCAAGGTCGGCGGCGCGCGCCTTGGCGTAATTGCCACGCGGACGCAACGCGCCGCCCCTACGATTCTGATTTTTCCTAGACCTAGACATGCCTCTAGTATAGCACTAGAATGAGATGCCCGGCAATGGGTCGTTATCCGCCCAATCGGTCACGCCGATATCATCCGGGTTAGTCCATATAGTAGCCCCAGACTCGAACACGCCTTTAATGGTCTGCCGATACTGCTCGGGCAAATCACCTCGCACGTAACACTCTTGCATCTGCCAGTAAGTGAATTTTGTCATACATTCCAGCGATTGCGGCGGCGTGATGAAACGCTGGATAAAATACCCGTAACGCAACATGTACTCTCCGACGCTCCGCAGAGCTGAGGGTGCGCACGTCTTAAATCGAACCAACACCCCGACAATACCGTTCGCGAGGTTAAAACCGTCTCCGCCGATGGCACCGGATGTGGTCGGGGGTGTTAATTGCATCTGCTGTACCTGTGCATTGATACCCGCAATGGTGTTTTGATAGTCTCCGAACGCGGAACGTTGCGCGTAATCCGCGTTCATATCCGCCATATTTTGGGCCAACTGGTTTGAAAGCGCTGTAGTCTGAGAGCCGTATGTGTTGGCCTGACTTGTTGTGGCCGCGTTGGTACTCAGCGAGTTCGCCGTGGAAAGTTGGGCGGCGGTATTGTTGATACTGCGGTTTGCTTCAGTGTTGACACCATTCATGACCGCACCGCCTAATGCCGATACCGCGCCCCCGACATTGCCCGAAGCGGCGTTACCCGCCACCCCGACCACGCCGTTAACCACGTTATTCAGCTGTGCGAGGTCAGCTCGCTGATTGTTGATATACGTCGTGTTGTCCAGACTGGTGTTAAGCGAGGTTGCTTGTATCGCGTTATTGGCGTTGCGGTTGCCGATAGCGAGTTTGTTGGCTTGGGTATTGTACTGGTTTTGCATGGCCGTAGCCGCAAGAGACTGGCTGATGCCCATCTGCGCTTTTTGGTACGCCCAGTCAGCGGACTGTTGACTGTAGGAACGAGTGTAGGCACTGTTTGCCATTGCCAACTGGGCACCATTGTTGACTATCACAAATTGAGGGAAATTGCTGATGCCAAACGCGGCGTCCAACATTTCCCCGCTATCAATGGGCAACCCATTGTTTTTATCAAGAGGAGCAATCTCGCTTGCACCCGCCTTATTGTACCCAACCGGGTAAAAGTTCAAGCGCGCGCCATTGGGCGCGTAATTATGCACCTCTCTAATAACCAGATTATCGCTTTGGATATTTTCGGGCTTATAGGTGATATTAGTGCCATTCAAGCAAGTGCATTCAACAGTAGAATAGGGGTAGCATTTGAGTTTTTTAAGGTTTTTATAACGTTTAGGGATATTAAAATTATCACGAAAGTCATTAATGGTAATAATGTCTTCATATCTGCTGGGCGCATTTGTGGCCGACTGGGGGAAACGGTAGATACGATTATTTAATTCCGAAGGGAGTGTTTTCCCAAACAGCTTATCTACGACATAGCCGGATTGCTTAAGAAAGTCATCATCTAAAGAGGGTATCATGTACATGTTTACAATACCCTGTGTTATCCATGAAAAAGTAGAGCCCACTCCCATAAACACTTGGATAGACTGGATGTCCTTAAAGTACAGTATTTCAGCACCGTTAGCCATGTTCTCAAACAGAGAGCCGCCCGCAGTAGTGAGAGACGGTTTTTCCTGACTGCCCGCGTTCGCTGACAAATCTACCGTGCTCACGACTATTACGCCGTAATTCAGATTTTTCCCGTCCATGCTGATAAGAGACTTGTACTGTTGGTTTACCGTCACCATTTCGCTACCGGTGTCCAGCCCTTCGGGTAGTGCGAGATAACTGCGACCATAATCGGTCATCTGGTTTTCGTTGGCAATGCCGATATGGCCCCGCACCACATAGCATGAACCAAACCTAAGTACATGCTGGAACGACTGCCAAACGTCCAACTGTACAGTGAGCTGAGTAGTGTACGCATTGATGTAATCCACGTGGTTGATGAAATAATACCAATACCGTGGCTCCTCCAAGTCGGGGTAATCGTTATACACCACGACATAGTTGTAGTTGGACGCCTCGTTAAATGGCAGTTCGACGCGCACGGGTTGGCCGAACATGTGCATGACTCCATGCACCCTGTCAATGCCGGGCCGTCGGTCGAACCATTCCCGTTGTTTCTGCGGTGATTCGAACCGGGCTAGGTCACGGTAACTACTATCCCACGGCACGTTACAGAGTTTCAGCGACGTGTTGGGCGTCCATTGAGCCCAGTTAAACGTCGCTTCGACGTTAGGGTCGATATCTCTCAGCATACTATCCCTTTCATAAAGAAGGGAGTGTTTCACGTGAAACACTCCCTTTTATTATATCGCAGATTAGGCGACTGTCACAGTGCCCTGACAGCTGACACCGAACAGCGCGGCCGTCAGCTTGGTGGAACCGGCGGCCACTCCAGTGACTAGGCCGGTATTGTCCACTAGGGGTTCGCGTCATCAATCATCATCCAACCTCCGGCACGACAAAGCCCGGAACGCTCACGTGGGTTGCGCTCCGGGCCTTGTCCTGCATCACACCGTGAGAGAGGGTAGCCAACCGGCTACCCTCCCATTGTATCACTAGGATACTGTCACCTGCTTCTTACCGGACACGCCGAACAGTGTGGCGGTGATATCAGAGGTGCCCGCCTTGACACCCGACACCAGACCCGACTCGGACACGGTGGCGTTGGCCGGGGTGCCGGATGTCCATGCGGCCTGCGCGGTCACGTCGGCTGTTCGCCCGTCAATCATGGTCGCCACGGCGGTAGCCTGCGCCGTATGTCCTACGGTCACGCTCGGAACGGTTACGGCAATGGACGCGATGATGGACGGGTTGAATCCGATGACACCGTCACCGACCACCGGCACGTCCAGAGCTGCGGACACGGTGCCCGGCACCTCCGGCGTCGCCGGATTCGTGTACAAGGCGGTTGCGGCAACCGGGATGGTGGTGTTCGGCTCATCGAGGCCGACCACCAGTACGCCGGTAGGCGAGATATACGTGTAATCGCTCTTCGGTTTGACGGTATCACCAATGGCGTATTCAACCGCGTCGGAACGGAATGTGGCCGTACCATCGTTGGTGATGGTCGTATCGGCAGTGACCTGCACCGCGCTTCCACGCGCCACGTTCTCCGGGGTGGTCGTGCCGCCGCCGTACATGGCGAGCTTGAGTTGGAAGGTCGGCGTCTTGGCCGTCGTGCCGGTAGGCGGCACCACGTTGGTGGTGGACCCCTTACCTGTCCAGAACATGATGGCGGGGGCGAAACCACTCACCGAGATGATGTGCTGGACATGCAGATAATGGTTGACCGAATTGATGTTCACCGGGTTCGTCTGCCGGGTCATCTCATTGATGACGGGAATATCAATGAGGAACTTGTCCGTGGTGAGGATGGCTTGCACGCCATTCATGCCGAACCTATCCTGTGGGATGACGATAATCCGGTCGATGGTCGGCTCGGCGTCCGTGCGCTGGAACACTGTGGCAAGGCCCTGCACGTCAAGCGCGGACTTGACTTCAGGCGAACAGAACAGTACGAGTTCGTCCGGGCGGGCGAACGTCGGCATGTGACGCGCATTATACCGGGTGCTGACAAACTTCAGAGTGTCCGCCCATGCGCGAATCTGGCGCAGCATGTCGCGGGCGTCGGTTTCCGAACTGCCCATGTTGTTCAAATCATGGTCCATGTGTACGCGCCAATAGCCGCCGAGCTTTGCGTACTCGACGAACTGGTGGCACATGGCCTCGAACAAGTCAACCTCAGCCGCATTGTAACAGGAAGTGAGAATCTGGGAAGTGAGCGAAGCCAGACCGTTTTCGGACGTGAAGGCACGCTGAAGCGTCTTGTCATCAGTGGTCGCAGGATACCAGTGGGCAAAGTCCAGACGGTGATAAAGCGAATCCACGTCAATCTTCCACTTGCGGAAATTATCCGCGCCCAAGTATTCCGCATCGGGGTCATAGACCTGTGCGAGCGGCATGCCCACGGCGATTTCCTGCCACGTGTCGCCATACGCCTGAGATGCACGCTGGAACACGCTCAACGGGTTGTTCCAACGCCACGTGTTCACGTAGGTGCCGCCGATACGGTTCACCAACGCCGAGTAAAACTCGTTCTTCAGCTGGGTGGATGACATGAGGGTGGCCATCTGCCTGTCCATGTTCATCTGGGTGGCCGAGGGCATGCGCCGCTGATATTCGGGCGAAGCCTCATTGCGAATCATGTTGAGAATCTGTGCGTTGTTGAATTCGGTGAGCGGGCGAAGCTGCTGCTTCGGCGTCACCACTGGAGTGGTCGGCATGATGGTCGTTCCTTCCTGATTATTAGTCTTCAAATAGGTCATCGAATGTACTGTAGGTGCCGTTGTAGTCGTCGTCGGTCATTTCAGCCGATTCCGGTGTCGCGTTATCATCCGGGCCGTCGTTGAGCACATGGTCGGCTGCCGCGTCGCGCATCGCCTCAATGGTTTCGGACAATTCCGCCACGGTCGCTTCCAAAGCGCTGAGACGGTCGGCCATGTCGGCGGTCTTGTCATCGCCTGCGTCTTCGGGTTCGCTGTCGCCCTGCGTCCCGGGTTCCGGGTTCGGCGTATTGTCGTCGGCGGTCGCGTCCGGTTCGGCGTCGGGCGTGGTGTCCGGCTCATTGTTTTCGGTATCGTCCATAATAACCTCTTAAAGTAGGGGGCATGGCAGCAATCACGCTGCCATGCCGGATTGCTAGGCTGTGCGGGTTCCTTCGCCGTCGCTGGGCGCTGGCTGCGCACGTCTACTTCCGACCGAATCGCCTTACCGATTTGCCTCACGGTCGGGCCATCGAATCGACTTGGGACGCACACCCCGCTGTTAGTTATTATAGCACGAAACTATGGCCGTCATCATTGAGATGACGTGACCTTGGCAGAAACTCATCATAGGGGATGGGGGCGGCACGATGCACGCCACTCAAACGCATTACCGTGTCACCATTCGTTTCCACGCCGCAATATTTACGATTGCCGAGGATGCGGAGTCTCTCATAGGTATGGTCGTTTTTCCACGCCCCAAGCTTCCGGTCATCCGTTTCCATACCTTCGGGCGCGTCCAACCCTTCCAATATCATGCCGTCGGTGTCGGCGTAGAGTACGCGGTCGGCGTTCGCGTTCATCGCACGGGATAGTATTTGCCGTCCGTAGGCGTTGACATATGCGGCGGTCGGCAGCCACGCCAGACTATTGGCCGACTCGGGTTTGTCCACGGTAAAATCCACACCCCCGTCCGCCGATGGTTTCGGATGCAGCATGGGACGGTAGAGCGAGGCCCCGAATTTTCCCACCAGCGAGTTCAATAACAGTTTCGCCATCTGTTTACGCTCCCCGGTTGCGGTTTGTTTCACGTGAAACCATTTATCCACGTATGTGTAGTAGAGTCCATGTGATTTGCGGAATTTCCAGCCGCCGACATGCTCCCACACATGGATGTCATAGTTTTCGGTCAGCGTTTCCCAATCCACATCCGTGACGGGCATAGTTACGACGCCTAACGTACTATCCAAGCGTTCGCCCTCATACCCCCATACAGGGAGAATGTTGGTGAGCGTCGCCGTTTTCCCCGTTTTCAATCTTGCATCAAACGCAATGATATCGATATGCAGTGGATAGTCATTGTCATGTCGATATTCGCCGTCGTACCATATGGGTGAGCCTACCGGCATGGGTGCATCGCGCATGATACTCGGATAGAGGCTATTTACGTCCCAGCTCCGGCAATCCCGGTATTCGTCCGGCTTGCTGTGTACTATCGCCCCATAGTAGGCGGGGCGCATCCGATGATAATCATTCTTGTTCAATGGCGGGAAATGGCGTTTGAATCCGGCGTAATCCCCGTCGATATAGTCGGTCATCGCCATGGATGCTATCGTAGTGCCCTTGAGATTCAGGGCGGCGCATTCCTGCGCGATGTTCCACGTGGTTTCCAAATCGTCCGCACCTCCGAATGTTTCGCGTGAAACATTCAGACCGTCATCGCGCGTGATGTTACGCACGTCCATGAAATCCACGGTGATACCGCCCATGCGCACGCGGAAACTGTAGAAGTGTCCGCGAATGTTGAACGTGCCCCATACACCGTCCTTGCTTGGGTTCGATTGCAACGGCAGTCGTGTCAACAGCTCGGCGGCTATGGGTTTGATGTCCTGCCATCCGTGGGCGCACCATACGCGCGTATGATGATCGAGCATGGTGAGACGGATGATGGCGGTTGCCGTCAATGATTCCGGGCCGTCATCCGTCAATAGCGTTGCGCCGTCTGTTGCCGCCATTCGACGCTCTCTCATGATTCCATCCTTTTAGTGTCGTGCCGCGCTGGTCATCCATTCATCAAGTCGTGTCTCCACATCACCCGCATCCGCTTTTATCTCCCATTTATGTGTCTTATCATTATACCATGCGGCTTCTCGTACTACGGTGCTAAAATTCGTGTTGTTCATCAGCCATCGTTTTTGACGGTTCGACAAGGAAGCGAATTTCTGGGCTATGCTAGAGTCGAATGCTTCGAGCTGCTGTGCGACCCTATCAAAATCCGCAACCCCCTCGTTCTCGGAAATTTTTCCAGTACCTGCACGCAATGGCGCTCGACCTATAAGCCCGGCGTATTCGAGTATCTCTCGTTCAAGTCTCCGCCTGCTCCCTTCTCGTATCATCATACGCGCGTGGCTTATGCCACGCTCCGTACCAAACACGTTAGCACGGTTGCGTGTGAGTTCGTCACGCGCCGAACCGCCGACCGTGTGAGTGCCCAACACATCAAACGGCGACTCTCCAGCGTGTTCCATTTCACGTATCTCACCCACGGTGTAGCGGGCCATGCTCAACGCCTCGAATTGTTGGGCGCGCTTGATTTTCCGCCGTGCCTCGATACGGCGGCGCTGTTGCTGTCGTAATGTTTTCCGACGTTTCGACGGGGCGGCGGCGATTTCCGCGTCGGCAATCAACGGACGCGCCGCCAGTTCCCTATCGAGTTTCGTAATATGCACATCCGGGGCAACCTGATACGGCTCGTTATCACGCGCCCTTAAGGCCTGCTGCCGTTCCCCGAATTCCCGCCCAATGCGGCGTGCGACCTGTTCGAGCTGTTGAGCGCTGAGCTTTCCTAAAAACGTTTCGGTGATTTGCTTGGGGAGGCGTCCGGTACTGTAATCTCTGACCGCTTGCTCTCGGCGTACCTGTGCCGACCTGATAGCGGCATTGCGTTTCAGATTGTTGGCGCGTCTGTTGGTTTTACGTTTTGCCACGGCCTCTCCCTTGTGAGCATGAAAACACCCCCCCTGTAGCAAGGATGGAAGCGACAAGGGGGGGTGAGTCTGGCGGCAACATCCCTATAGGGACATTACCATGCTATCATATGATGCGGACAAGTAGCCTACTTGCGACCCTTTTCCGACATCAATTCGAGGTCAAAGAACTTATAGCCACGGCGGCTCTTCTTTTCCACCACCTTGAGAGCGATCGGCGCGGCCCACTTGTCCGGCGTGCCGAAAATGGCGAACAGATTACCAAAAGAGTGCGCCAACGTAGGGGAGGAGGCGGCAAAGTCACCCTCTTCCGCGTGGATAACAACGCGAGTGGAAGAGTTAATCTCACCCGTTTCCTGATTGGCGACCTCGACGGCCTGCGCAAGCACGTTGGTCACATGCAATGTCTCATTAAGATGTTCGTCCACCCTGTCTGAGGTCTGCATGGCATTGTACAGCGCCATTTTACCGTCCATAGAAGTGGTGTCGAAGAAGTGGGACACAGCGTTAGCGCCGTTCGCCGCAAAATTGTTGCCGTTCGCCACGGTGAGTTCGTTGTCAGCCATTAGTGTTGCCTTTCCTTATAGGGGTTAATAATTATTTTCCTCGGAGATGATATCATCTTCAACCACGTTGCCGTTCACCGACCCCGGATAGTCGATGATGGTATCATCTCCAAATTCACAATTAGCCCAATAGATTGCCTCATCCATGCGCGTTACCTGCGCATGATATTCAGCGGACATGGGCAACATGTCCTTGTTAATCTTGCGGGCTTTTTTCATTGCCATGTCAGCCGTGCGACACGCGCCGTCCACGACCACCTCGGCGTCCACGAGTTCCCCGTTTTCGCCGCGCGTAACACCGCGCACAATACTATAGTGCTTGGCTCGCTTAATGTATGCCATAATCATACCGCCTTTCTTCTTAGTGTTGCTGCTGCTGTGACATTCTTGCGATGTCTTCGTCAGTATATCGGACCTCGGCCAGATTGTCAAAACAGAGACACGCGACTTTGATGATGGTCTGAGCGAACTCATCACCCTCCCAAGTCTTGCACATCTCATAACAGGTTGCGCCCTTGACATGACAGACCGCACACCACGCCACCATCGCCGGACAATAAATAAGCCCGGACAACATTTCAATGTCCTGCGTTCGTGATAATGCGGCGTACGTTGATGAATGAGGCGAAATGGTTAGACAAATGTTCGCCGCGTGTTCGATGCTGTCGGCAAACGCCACTTGACCGCCTTGGGGTTTATAAAAGTCCTTAAGTAGTGCTATAGTACGGCACAATGTCTCCCAATCGCCATCACCTTTATTATACTCACGCAAATGCAGGTTACGCCGACGGCCACGAATGACACGGCGCACACGGTCATCATCCAAAATACCGTCGTCAAACCAATTCGTGCGGTCATCATTACTCTTCATCTTCGATATCCTTCACCAAACACTTTGCACCACATATCACTAACGCCTCTCAGTCAACAAAGTACCAGCCAGCGTCCATGCATTAATCAACATGTGAGCCACCTGCGAGTAATCACACGCATCAAACGCCACAGCAGACCAAACCAAACGACGGCGGCCGCCAGACTGAGACCGCATCAATACCGCATAACGCAACTCATACACCCTCCTATGAGGACAATACACCAACCTTACATCACCATGCTCAAACGAGGACTGAAACACAGCGACAACCTCATCACTCAACATCATCAAACACCCCCTCAAACACCTCAAACTTGGAGGATGTAACAATAAAACACCACATATCAAATCTCTTTCCCATTAAGTTCAACCAACTCATAACGGTCACCCTTGGCCATATCAAAACGACCAAGCTTAAGACCATAATCAACAAGAAAATCATTAACGGAAGCTTCCCAATCAAAGCCGCAAGCAGTACCACAAATACCAGTAATCCGCTCTGCATTAACGTCATGACACAAGTCATAATCATCGTTAACCCAAAGGTCAAGATACCAAGTATCGTCTCCAGTCTGCCGCCACATACCAAAACCGGTAATATCATCGGCAAATATCAACGAAGTCCAATCTTCATCACCTCTAACGGCAACCAGATTCACCGACACTCTTGCATTGGTATAAACGTCAACACCTATATTCATCTTACCCCCATCAGTAATCAGACGACTCAAACGGCAAACGCACCTCAACAACACCGTTCAAAACCCCGTTTTTGTCAAACGAGGAATGAGCAAAACCGACATACACATCAATCCCGACAAACGCATGGCGAACAACGTCAAGTACACCATCCAACGCTTCCTTAAACGTACTGGCTGGATATGGGCCACTCATCCGCACATACTCAGGCGTGAGCTCAAACACCGTAAAATCATCAGGCGTAACAGTAAAACACCACATATCAATCTCCCTTTATTAAGTTCAGTCTATCTTGCCAGCCGTGAAAGCATCCTCAACAACAGCCGTCGGAAGCAAACCGCAATCCTCACAACACTCAACAGATACACCATCACGCAAAGCGGCAAAAAAACAACTCATTCACAACCGTAGCAACATCAAAATCGTCGACCTGCATATCATTGTCATCCATATAATCCATTACATAAAGCCAGATAAATTCTGTATCAATCATTTTATTTTTCCTTTCCCTTGGTTGACACTTATATCATAACACAAATAAAACAGCGACACACCGAACAACACAAAACAGAAAGAAATCTACGCGCTTAAATTATGAACAAAACTACGCACTAAAATCATGAGATAAAACAACACGCAGAATCGACAACAGAAAAGAAACAGAT